ATCTACCTGAATAGTAAAGATCTAGATAAGCTGTTTCTACCATCGGAATATTTGTTCTATCTGCTCTCTTATCTTGGCTAACAAAGAATGAGGGTAGAGTTACCGTCATATCGTATTCCAGACCTAAGATGAACTCCTCAGCAGCATCAGCATTTAATACCTCAACATAATATCCAGTATTATCAGATAAAATAGGAGGTCTTAAGAACATTGTCTCCTGACCTGATTGAGTGATAATTACGTTTGCTGTTTTATCTGCTACATAACTTCCTGTAGGAAACCTAAGTTTCTTTTTAGTAGTCCCACTAGCTTCCTGGGTAACTTCACTCTTAAAGAGATAATTATCTAATCTAGGTACGAAACTCTGACCAGCAGCACTTATAGGTGATGTATCAGCATCATCAAGCATCTCTAATTTACTCAAGATATGAGAGGTTCCGTTATATAAAACGAAATAGCCCGTATCGTGATCAAATCCAAATAGCTTGACTGGAGCTGGCATCTTCCATTTAGCCCATCCCGCTAGACTTCTCTCATTACCTACATTGAAATATTTAAAGGTATATAAGGTATCGGTATCATCCCCAAAAGCTACAAAACTATTATTAGGACTAGTAGTAGAGATGGTTAGATTTGGTGGTATATATTCAGGAATTATCCTCGTATTCTCAGCTACTAAAGGTCTATTATCTACAGAGTCAACAGCCATTTCAAACACCTTACTATAGGTATTCGCCTCAGTACTAAAGACTATTGATACTCCAGTTTCTAATGGTTTAACATCAGAGGAATATGAGTAACTAGATAATTCTTTTAACTGTACTGTCGCTGGACCAAAAGCAGTATCTGGAGAAGATAAAAGAAATTGACTATTTTCAGCAAATAATAAAAGTCCTTTTGGTGTTCCTAAAGCTGCCTTAATCGTAGATGGCTTAGTTGCTGATGCTGTCATATCTATCGGATCAGCATCTGAAATAGATATTGCACTACCTGAGAAGAAATTAAAATAATCTCCAGGCTGACTCAGAACAACTCCATCACTAGATAAGAATCCTAAGCGATTCATAAAGAAGAACATATCCTTCACTGTCTTTCCTACGAAAGATGGATCAGGGTTCGAGTCTTCATCTCCTACTTCTCTAGATGCCCAATATAAGGTGTCACTATATTGATTAGATAATGGCCTAATAGTAAAGCTACCGTTTGCCTCTCTAATCATTGTATGAGGCATGGTTGAGGTGTTGAGGTTTAAAGGAATACCAGGCTTAACTGTTTCCTCCCAACTACCTTGTCCTGGGATATCTCCACTAGTAGCGGTAAACCTTACATAGTAATCATCGGCTGTAGTATCTTCAGTATTTTGAATTTTTAATATCATTCCTGATATACCTTGAGTTGGTAGTAATGCCACATTACTAACACTGCCCTTTAAGGCATACATAGCATTATTAGCTGTACCTCCTCTGGTTTGGATGTTGAAGTCTCGATCATCACCTGTACGTTTTATATAAAGTACATTACCTATAGCTTGAGCCGTATAGGCTGATAAAGCATTAATAGAGGTAACAAGACTACTAACTATAGTTCCTACATTCAAATTCCCTGCTGATGTATCAGCGGGACTTGTATAGGTAACTGCGTTCTCTGAAGCGTAGTTATAACTAAAAGCTTCCTCCTCTACAGTGACTGTATAAGTTTTACCAGCTAATACTTTGGTAAAACTATCACCTTGTCTCCACCCTACCCCTGCATTTGTCAGAGTAACCTTTGACGTATAGACACTGTACTGAGGGTAGGTGATTGTTGGGTTAGGACTTTGAACACCTGAAATAGCAAACCAAGCATAAACAGTAGTACCAGCTCCAATAACAGTTCCATTACCTAATGTGTAATTACTTGATGTTGTTTGTGAATCTTTAAAAGTTTTACCTTGTGACCAATCAGGAGCTGATGAACTTTGATTATCTGTAAAGCTTAATTGTTCTACTCTTTGTAGATCCCATTTCCTACGCGCATTATTTTGCCCTGATCTTGTCCATTTACTGATTCCAAAATGATGGTGTCCATGTTCATTTGGTCCTATATCCCAAGCCCCATGATAGGGGATATATTTTGTATGAGATGTTGAATCATCTCCATTTCCTCCTACCCATAAAGTTGGCTCAGGTTGATTAGCATTTGCTATTTCATAACCTAAAGGAGTATGCCCCCAATAGAAGTGATACCTATAATTTTGAACACCATTAACAAAACCCCAAGGCTCTCTCTGAACTGCATATCCACTAGTTCCATTATATTGTTCATTTCCGCTTACATACCATTGAGCTGGAGGTTGATTTTCATCAGTAACAGCTTTGAAATGAGTTCTAAATGTGATATTTCCAGAGTTTGTAGTTACTGTTGTATCGTCATATCTTGAATCACCCAAGACAACCCCAGAATTATTAGCTGGTACTCCTAATGCTTTCTCAGCATAGAATTGAGTAAGGTTATAAGTAGCTCCAGAGTCATAATTTCCCGCTGTTGAGCTACTTGAACTTTCATTAACTTTTAGAAAATTAACTCCAGTTGGAAATGGTTCTCCATCTGTTTCTGTTTTTTCTTGTGCATAATTACAAGTAGTAGCAATATTAAAAGCTAGTCCTGTTTTACTTCCACTTGAATGGGTATATGCCTGAGATCCAGCACTACTACAGTTACTGTTAGAAGTTGCTCCAGCATCTTGGAAAGTAGCTGGACTGATAGATAACTTCTTAGCTCTATAAATTTTCTGTTGAGTTGCTTGTTGACCGTCTTTTAAGAAGTCAATGGAATAAGTCGTATTATATGCAATTTGATTAATAACTACTAAAGCTTCCTGAACAGTTGAATCAACTGTGGAGCTATCCATTGATATACGCTTTTCTGAATTAGAGAGAAGCGTGTAATCATTAATAGTTAGGTTTCTAATGCTTTGAACATTATTTACAGTCAGATAATCAGCGGCTGATCCCTGCATGTTGACAGTTTTAGCTGCCCCTGTATCAGCATCCCATACTTTTACTTGAGTGTTATTACTACCATCTTTATAAATGGCTACTATATATCTTTCAAATTGATCTCTAAAGATAGGAAACCAAGTAGCATCCTTTGGTATATCTGTAGCTAGTTGAGCTATGAATTTAGTTGGTGGTCTTTTTCTACAACCAAATGTAGGGTCTAGTAAAACATTCTCTGCTTCCCTTACTTGTCCCGCTAATTTTAAAGGATCAGGTTGCTGTGATACTCCACCTAATAAATTTGGTACTGATTGGGAGATAGCCGCCATAATTAATATCTTCGGATAGCATTGAAAGGTAGGTAACTCTGATATGACTGGTCATTATTTTTATCTGCAAATATTGTGTAATCTCCTTGTTGAGTGTCATGCTCTATTGCTGATGATCTAGCAAATATTTCTTCTCTTTCTCCAAACTTTACTGCTTCTGTTGATCCTATAGATCTACCAGCAAAGACATTAGCAGCTCTAATTGTGACATAGTTTTTAAATGCTTCTGGCATTTCCTCAAAAGGCCATAACCAAATAACATCTAATTCCATATCATCATCCCATTCATAGGTATGATTTACTTTGTCATAGAGCCTATGATTTCTTATTGTTGCTCTTTTGGTTGACGTTCTAGCTGTATCTAAAGCTAAAACATTTTCAGGTATTCTAATAAATTTATTTCCATCTCTACCAAATGGGTAGTGAAATTCAGTATTAAAGACCCAACCCTCTGATTGTACTGAACGTGATATCTCATTGAGTATCTGTTCAGCCATCTCTACTAATGGATTTCCAGTTTCTAAGGTTGTAACGGGAGCTTGACCTATATTTGAGATGATTGTGTTTACAGCAGCTAGTTTTGTAGCCTTAGCTATATTTGCCATGTTTTCGTTAATTTTCTAGTGAACGAGAAGCACCGAGGGGGATGACCCCCCTTGGGCTATATGAATTATTGAGCTTGTAATGAACCAGCAACTGAAGTGCGGAGAGATCCAACACCCATTGCAAGTTTTCCAACTATTAACTGCGCTTAAACCCATTATTTCTAATGGAGCTGACTATATCTTTTTCCATGTAGGAAATCGGACGCTAATCATGTATTACGGAACAAGCGTGTTCCACCATGTAGTCGATGCACCTTCCTCTTACGCTTAAGAGGCTTGGATCAGGATTGGCTTATCTTTCGACTTAGCTTTCCCTGAGTTCATCCGATGTTTATCTACCTATTACTAGATAGAGGGGCAAGTTAATTTACCCTGATACTGGACATTGAAATCTCCAGATGTGGTCTCAATTGTTGGAGCAATACTTTGCAAACAACCAGCCGCTTCACGATGGAAAATCAAACCACAGCAGGTAGCATTTGTATCTGTGTAGTCGTTATTCTCACCTGTAACCGCTGAGTTATAAGCTGCCATGAAAGGCAAATTGTTGCTCTTAAATATTTTTATTCCAGCAATTGATACTAATCCTTTGCCGCTATTTAGGTCTCCTTGAGTATTACCCAAGTCTCTGTTTAAGATGTTAGTATCTACAGAAGAAACGAGTGAATGATATTGGCGTGGAGAAAGTACGGCGCTGCGTCCTTCTTGGGGGGCATCGCGCTCGTCTAAAACTGAACTGGCCTCGAAAAACCCATCCACTATTGACTGAGCATTTAACTGATTACCTGAACCAATTGAAACCTCAAAACCTCCTGGCTCGCCTGTAACTACGGATGCTTCTCTACTAGCCATATCGAGAACTCTAGCAATCCTTACATCATAATGTTTTGCTAAACTTTCTCCGATTTGCTTACTAAGTTCAGACCTAGTTGAGTACTGTGAAAGTATATCGTCAAGGTCATAAGTGAACTGACTACTTACTAACAAATCATCCATAAGTATGGTTTTTTCGTTAGCCTTTAGCGCTGTATCTCCTAGCAGAGGTTGGCCAGGTGTATGATAACCCGCACTTAGTTTTCCAGTCAATAAGAACTGTTTTGATTTACCGCCTCTTAAGGAATAATTTCTTACTAATCCCTTGAAAATTGAAGCTGAGTTGAAGGCATTAAAGACTTCACCACTAAAAAGCTTCAAAGCTGTGGCATACTTAGTCGCGTAAGTATTACCTTGGTTGCCATTAACCGCATTAGGGCGGGTAATGTTTGCCATATTTGTCATTTTATTTGACTATTAAATGTGTATAAATTACTCGAATCGATTCTTTTAAATGTTATTTTGAGATTTAACCTTCTCATAGGTGGCCACCCTATAGTTATCCAGCTCACTGGGCTAAAGGGTAATGAGAGAGAGATCCGACTCTGAGGTGTCTCTCTCCCCTTGTTTTACTTGCGGGTTACTCTTGTGTAAGCAACACCACGATAAGTAAGAGTTACAGTCATTGGTAGTACCTCTATATCTAGCCCCCGTTCCATGACTAGACGGCCTGCAACTTAAAAGATAAGTCGAACGGACGTGACCTTAAGAGATAGTTACTAATTCTTCTGTAGCTGCTAAATCTAATGGGAAATTATGAGCGTTTCTTTCGTGCATTACTTCCATACCAAGGTTTTGTCGATTAATAACATCAGCCCATGTAGGAATTACTTTTCCATTGGCTTCTACTATTGATTGGTTAAAATTGAACCCGTTAAGATTAAAAGCCATAGTGGCGACTCCCATAGAGGTAAGCCATATGCAAACGACGGGCCAAGTAGCAAGAAAAAAATGTAAGCTACGACTATTATTAAAAGAGGCATACTGAAATATAAGTCTCCCAAAGTATCCATGAGCCGCAACAATGTTATACGTCTCATCCTCTTGACCGAACTTGTAGCCATAATTCTGTGAAACTAAATTAGATGTTTCAGCAACAAGTGATGATGTAACAAGGCTTCCATGCATTGCTGCAAATAAAGCCCCTCCAAACACACCAGCTACTCCAATCATGTGGAATGGATGCATGAGAATATTGTGTTCAGCTTGGAAAACAAACATAAAATTGAATGTTCCTGATATCCCTAGAGGCATACCATCAGAGAAAGATCCCTGACCAAATGGGTAGACTAAAAATACTGCAAATGCTGCAGCTACAGGGGCTGAATATGCAACGCATATCCAAGGTCTCATCCCTAATCTAAAACTAAGCTCCCACTGTCTCCCCATGTAAGAGACGATACCGATAAGGAAATGGAAGACGATGAGTTGATAAGGTCCACCATTGTAGAGCCACTCATCGAGGTTCCCCGCTTCCCAGATTGGATAGAAGTGTAGTCCGATTGCGTTTGATGACGGGACAATCGCGCCCGATATGATGTTGTTTCCATAAAGTAGACTTCCAGCTACTGGCTCCCTAATTCCATCGATATCAACGGGAGGGGCTGCGATAAAGGCAATAATAAAACAGGTTGTTGCCGTTAATAGGCAAGGTATCATAAGCACACCAAACCACCCCAAGTAGAGGCGGTTGTTTGTGCTAGTAACCCATTCGCAAAAACTTTGCCAGTTGCTTTGTTTTTGTAGAGTTGTTGTAGTCATTTAAAAAATGCCAGGTATAATCTGACCAGTTGTTACATAAGCTCCTAGAGCAGCAATGAAACCAATCATTGCTAGCTGACCGTTTGTACGTTCAGCCGTCTCTAGGAAGAATGTCTCCTCAGCAACTCTTGCTCTAGTCTCTTTAGCGTATATGTTAGTTGTCATGTCTAAATAAGTATTATTGATAAGGCGAGGATGATCGGTCAGGTCGCCTCGTCTACTTATCTAAGGTTGGTAGTCCTTTCCAACACCTTTCTGTGGGTTGTAACCAGGGTATGGTTTTTTACTTTTTTTAATACCACAACCTTCATTAAAGGATGCTTCTATACTCTTCGTATCTTTTTTAGCCATAATTAAAAGTTGATTTTAGATCGTTCTAATTTTTTAGTAACTGCTTCTCTATATGCAGGGTCGTCTGTATAGCGATCATCTTCCATAGCTCTGATTAACTCAGCTTGACTATTGAAAATATCACCAGATGCTTTAGGTGCTTTACCTGTAACCATCTCTCCATCTCTACCTGATGCATCCTGATACTTAAGAGCTAGAGCCTGGACTGCAAAGTATGCAGCTAAGGGATTGCCTTGATTCATTACAGCATCGTATAGCTGTACTTCTTGGTCAGGTAAATTATCACCAGCCCAATCAACCAAGTTGTTGTAGTTATCTTCTCCTCCTACAAGTCCTTGTATTTGATCTATATCATTATCAGAAAATTCTTGAGGTCCAGCATTCTGCATTTGGCTTCTCTGTTGCATAGCCATTTTGGCTACCTCAACAGGGTCCATCTGTTGTAACTGTTCAAAGGTTTCTTTACTAAGTTTATCATTAGTACCTTCATCCCAAAGCTGGTCTAAAAGGTTTCCTGAAACTTCTACCTCTTCTACTTCTTCTTCAGTTTCTACTTCTTCTTCTTCGGAAGACTCAGGAGAATTTTCTCCCAATTTTTTTTGGAGTTCTATATGTGCCTTCTCTAGCTCCTCAGCATTCTTATATTTACCTGCTAGTAGTTGATCCTCAGCTTCCTCCATCTGCTCTCCAATTTTTAGAGAGTCTTGTTCTTCAGCAGTTAAGTTATCTTCAGTTGATACTGTCTCAACTCCTTCGTCATATGTAAGTGTCTGTTCGTCGCTCATGCTTGATTAGGTGGGGTTGGTTGTTCTCCTTCTGGGGCTATCTCAGCAGCCAAGGCAGCATTCTTAGATGGGTCCATCATTGGAGTGTTCATCATTTGTACTTCTTGTTCGCCTTGTTGTTGTTGCATAGCCATCTGTTGAGCAGCCTGGTCTTGTTGCTGTACTTCTTGCATTGACTTCACTAGATTTAATGTGTCAATACCTTGTGCAGCTGCCAAACGCTTAACTACTTCCTCTGGGTTGATGTACTTCTGTACAGCCTCTGGCCCCATTGTTTGAGAAACAATAGTTAAGAATTGACCTAAGCTTTCAGCATCTTGATTCCTACCTAGAGCATTGATACCAGCTACTAGAGTCGGTTTAACAATATCTTTTGGTAAACGAGGAATTTTCCCAGATTTTTGAAATTGATTTAATGTTCTATTTAAGTACGGTAGTAAAAACTCACTGGTGAGTAGTTGGAAGATGCCTGATAGTTGACGTTCTAACTCGTTCTGAGTCATTCGTACTTCTTCGGCTGTCGTGCGTTCGCTTGCCCTGATCTGTCCCACTAAAAAAGCATCGTTGATCCTCTTCTCTAGCACCTGACTCATTTCAAATGCTGTTTTGAAATCTGCAGTCTTCCCCACTTGCACGACCCCAATATCGTCGGGTCTTCCTTGCACGATTGCGCCATTACCTGCGTTAGCAAGGGTACTAGGCTTCGTGGTACTGCTAGGCGAGATTGTAAATACGACTTTTGCAGCCGCAGCACTACCTTCCACAAGGGCTTGAGATAATGCGTCTAATGATTTTAAGTCGCCAATAAATTGACCGACTCTACCTCTTCCATAATCCTCACCATCCACTGTGTTAAATCTCAATGGAATCCAAGGGGTTATATCAACAGGTGCTTTCCCGTAGGACTTTTCTAATATTTTACCGTGTACTTCCTGATGCCAGACGTATCTGTTATTGTCTCGTGTGATGTGGGTGTAGATATCGCACTCCTCAACATTGTCAGGTGAGCTATCAACTACTGAATCATATTCTTTTAAGATATCTTCTGGTAGTTGGTCTTCAATTAATTTCTT